GGACCTACGGGCGTCACCGGCGTGACGGGTGTGACCGGTGCTACTGGTGCAGGCGTGACTGGACCTACGGGCGTCACCGGCGTGACGGGTGTGACCGGTGCTACTGGTGCAGGCGTTACCGGGGTAACTGGCGTCAGCGGCGTTACCGGCGTGACCGGTGTCACCGGGCCTACGGGCGTAACTGGGGTTACTGGCCCCACGGGCGTTAGCGGCGTTACCGGCGTTAGCGGCGTGACGGGCGCTACGGGCCCCACGGGCGTTACCGGTCCTACGGGCGTGACTGGCGTTACGGGAGTTACCGGCGTTACGGGCGTGACCGGCGCCACGGGCGTGAGCGGCACCACGTTTACCGCCAAGACCACACTTGGTCCGGCTCGTCGGCGGTATCTCGATGGCACCACCGGGGCCACGACGGAAAACGTGTTTTATCAGGACGTTTTCAACGTCAAGGACTACGGCGCGCTGGGCAATGGCGTCGCCAACGACACGGTTTCCGTCAACGCCGCGATCACCGCAGCTCTGGCCGCGACGAATGGTGGTGCGGTTTACTTCCCGGCGGGCACGTACAACATCACGTCCACGTTAAACTTCAGTTGCGCCAAATCCCTGATGTTTATCGGGGACGGGCCTGCTTCGGTCCTGAAGGCCACCGCGACATTCACGCAAACCGACGCGTGTTTTATCCAGCTAACCGCTACGGCTCAGTACACCAAATTCCATTTCCGGGATTTGGTTATGCTGTCGAATATCGGCACCACGACCCTTACTGCGGTTCGGTGTGTTTGCCTTCCGGTAGCCACTACCCATCGGGACAATCTTGTTCTGATGGATAACGTTCAAATCCGGTCTAACGGAGCAGCTGAAAATTGGCTGATCGGAGTTCGCATCACTTACGCGTCCAACGCCGTTTTTAATAACTGCATTTTTTGCGGCACCACTAATGCCGGCCCGGGGATAGGTCTTCAAATTGACGGAAATTCCGTCAATACGATGATCTCTAACTGCAATTTTAACTTTTGGGAGTTTGGGATTCGCTGTCCGGTTTATCAAGAGGGCATCACCGTGATGAACTCGTTGTTAATCGCGGTTAAGTGGGGCATCTATTCTAAGACCGATAAAGTTGACGGGCTTAGGAACACTAATCACCTCGTCACCGGCACTCACATCGACGTTCGTGGTGGCGGACGGGCTCTGTGGTTTGAAAACGTGTCCGAAGTTTTTATCGCCGACTGTTTGTTCAACAACGGCGATGAACTTGCTACAAGTAACGAACTCGTTTACTTTTTACGAGTTTTTGAGGCGGGCATTACCAACAGCCAGATTTACGGCCCCGCCAACATCGGCATCTACCTTGGCGGATTAAGCGGAGCGGGTTATACTCCTCCACAGGGGGATCTCTACAGTATCGGGGTAACGATCATCGGTTGTAACTTCCGGGGCCAAACGACAGAGATTTACGCCGACACTCAATCCCGGAACATCGTCGCGAGGAGCAACACCAAGTCGGACGGCGATTCCAACTGGTCAAACACGATCCGGTACATCAGTTTTGTCGATAACGGATCGTACAACCAGATCGAGAAGTCGGTGGTAGCCGGGGTGAATACGACCGTTCAAAAATCGGTTAATCAGACTCTACCAAACAACATTGAAACGGCGGTAACTTGGGCATCTGAACGATATTCCGGCGGATTTGATATGTGGAGGCCGACAACCTCCACGATTAACCTCTATGTGCCTGCCGGAGCAAAACGCGTCCGACTTAGCGCGGGCATCCGGTACGGGGTCACGTCGGGCGACTTTATTCTGAAGATCAAAGATCAAGCTAACTTCTCTTGGGCCCGCGATAGCCGCTACGCTTCGGCCGGCGTAGGCGCAGGCGTCAGCATCATCAGCCCGATCATCGACGTTACCGCTTCCTCAGTTTCGTCCTTCTACGTCACGGCGCAACAAAGCACGGGCGGTAATTTGGACATTATCGAGGACCGTGCGACCTACTTCACCTTGGAGGTTCTCTAATTATGAGCTGCGGATGCGGATGCGGAAATAACAACTGCAACGAGTGCAACCAGCCGGGGGACCTGTGCGCTCCTCCGGTGCCGGTGGTCACGATTGTTGCTGGTCCCGTTGGCGCTACCGGCCCCGCTGGCCCGACCGGCCCTGCCGGCTTTGGCGTCACCGGCCCCACGGGCCCCACGGGGGCTCAGGGCATCCCCGGCCCTATCGGTGCAAACGGCACCACGGGCGCTACGGGCCCCACCGGCGCTTCCGGCGCCCCGGTGGCGTTCTTTACCGGCGTCACTTGGGACCCCAGCTCTGCCACGACCGATTTGGTTAACCTTCAGGGCGGCCGGGTGCTGGACTTCGGCGCGGTCAACTTTACGGGCGGAAGCTACCTCTTCAGCCTCAAGATGCAAATCGGATGGAACGCCGGCGGGGTTGGGCCCAACGACCTGAACGGATCGGTCGATTTCCAAAACGGCACCACGGTCGTCAAAACAATCAAGTGGGGTCGCTCCAAGAGCGAGGCCGCCGGTTACCAGTACGGCGTCGCCGAGTCTTACGACTTCTGGTTCCTCGCCACGGTCACGAATGGTCAGAATCTTCGATTGAGTTGCTCGTCTCAGTTCTACTTGCTGGGCGCACAACTCACCGCGTTCCCCGTTCCCACCAACGTCATCACTTCTCCCGGGTTCATCCTCTGATTATGCACAACGACTTTCCAGTATCGATCGATCTGGCCATCGACGTTCCCGAAATGGGAACTTTCCCCTCGGAGAAGAAGCGCGGCAAGTCCGAGACGATGTACCCGTCGTTGTACATCTCTGGAGTTTCGAATCTGGAGAGCCTGCCGCGTGAGGGATACGCCCTGATCCATTTCAAGCGCCGCAGCATCACGATGGGCGAGCGCGACGGCGAAGACTGTTGCTCCGCCGATCTGGAAATCCACGAGATCCGCTTGCCCGAGAAGGGCTCCGACGAGGAGATGGGCGATATGGAGGACGCGCTGACCTCAATGGCTGAAGAGCGCGGCCTGATCGAGTCCTACGAGGACGAGAGCGAAGAGGCCGAGACCGAGGAAGAGGAAAACGAAGACGAGGAGAAGTAACCTATGCAGGTCACGCTTGGCCAAGTCATCAACGCCTCGAAGTCGAACGACCTGCTCGGCATTTCCGACCGCGCCAAGATCATCGATTACATCACCCGCGCGATCGAGATCGCCGCGTACCGGGCCAACTGGGACCCGTACGTCGGCATCGTCGACGTGTGCTCCAACAACAGCGGGTGCGTGACTCTGCCCGACTTCGTGGAGACGGTGCTGGCCGCCAACGTCGGAGGGCGTCCTGCCCTCGGTCGTTCGAGCTGGTACGAATTTCACATCAACGGTCTCGGCTCCAACTCATCCTGCGGCAGCGCGTGCGGCGTGTATTGGGACGACAAGATGTGGAGCCCGACCTTCCAAGACCTGAAGGAATGGTCTTTGGTGGCCGCCATTTGCGAAGACCCGATCGACGGCAACGGATCGCTGGAGCTGATCGTGCAGGGCGAGACGATGGACGCGGGCTTCAACCAGAAGATGGCCCTGACCATCCCGGTCTCAGGGCCTTCGACGCCCGGTGTGCGGGTGCCGATTCTGGCGGGCTATGCCGCGGTCGATCCCCAGTCGACGCCGTTCAAGAAGATCACTCAGGTCACCAAGCCCGTGACCCGGGGCTACATCAAGCTGATCGGGTTCAAGCCTGAGCAGCTCAGTCAGTCCGTCACTTTGGGCTACTACGCTCCGCACGAGACCAACCCGCTCTACAAGCGGATGAAGGTCTCCTGCACCTGCGAGTGGGTCCGCATCAAGTACCGCAGGAAGACCATCGCTCTTGTAAATGATTACGACCTTATCCCGCTGGATTCGTATCAGGCGACGTTGGATTTGCTTAAAGCTATCCGACTTCGCGAGACAAACAACATCGATCTGGCTGAGAAGTACGAGATCAAGGCTGTCCAGCTCTTGACCGACATCCAGACGATCAAGGACGCCGCGACTTGGATGCCTATGCAGGTCGATCCTGCATTCGGCATCGGCACCATCGACTACCGCTGACCTATGTCCGAGAGCGTCACCCAAGGCCGGATTATGATCGAAGGCGGGCTCGATGGAGCCCGCTTTGCCGGCTTCCCGGAAGGGTGCGACAGCTTCTCGCATCCTCTGGCGGTGCGCCAGAGTCAGGTCCGTTGGTTGGAGAACGCGGTCACGCAGGGCGCGTTCGTGCAGACCCGCCCGGGCTTCAAGACTCGACTGACCTTCGATGTCGCGACCGCGGGCACCGAGTTCAACCTGTGGTGGGTCTCGGCCGGCCAGCCGGTACTGCACCCGCAGATGCTGGTCGACTTCACGCCCTCCAACGCTTCGCCGCAGCTCATTTTCGCGGTCAGCGGCACGGTCTGGTGCAGCGTGATCAACTCTGACGGGTCGTTGGACCCGGCCCAGCGCATCACCGGGCTTCAGTTTAGCCCGTACGCCGACCAGATAACTGGCACCGTCTGCACCCAGACCAACACGATCGTCGCCGGTCAGTATGTAAACAACATCGTCCCTAAAAACCTGTTAATCATACAGGACGGCCTCAATCGGGCCGGCATCTGGGACGGGCAAAGCGGCCGGCACGCCAACCCCGAGAAGAAGGTCTCCTCGGACGAGAACGGCAACACCCTCTACGACACCGGCTACAACGAGACCCGGATCGGGCTCTGGTCCGCTTGGAGCGGAGACCGGCTCTTCATCTTTAACGGCCGGTTGGGCTTTGCCTCGGATCTGGGCGACCCCACTCACTTCACGGAGGAACTGAACCTCAGCAGCTTTCAGGTGATGGTGTTTCCGGAAGACGTGACCGGCGCCATCGACCGCGGCACATCTGGCAACAACCAGTCCGCGGTAATCGTCTGCACTCGCACCACGACTTGGACGCTCTTTAGCGGCGTGCGGGCCCGCATCCCCTCGCAGTACTCGGCCGGCTGGGCCAATACCCCGGGTTGGATGACCAAGATTTTCAGCGGTGTCGGCTGCGTCGCCGGCAAGAGTATGATCGTCCATCGCGGCCTGCTCTACTGGAGGTCGCTCAACGGGGTCGTGGTCTTCGACTCGGTCAACACGGTCAACTCCACCCAGAACCTGCCCATCATCGATCAGGAGATGGCGTATTCTAAGAGGCTGGTGACCCCGCCCAACAGCGTGGGCGGCGACCTGACCTGCGTGGGCGGTCGCGGCAGCTACGTGTTCTGGTCGATGCCTGTCGGGCCTGTCACCAACGGGCGTTGCTACTGCCGACACACTCAGGTTTTGGACCGTCAGACCACCGCTGCCGGTACTACGGGCTGGCAGGGCGTTTGGACGGGTATCAGGCCGGTCGAATGGGCCACCGTGCTGCGTGCAGCCGAGCACACCTACGCCCTCTCCATCGACAACGACGGGGTGATCCGCATTTGGGAGGCTTTTCAGTCCAACCGGGCTGATAACGGGCACCCGATCCCTTGGCTGATCGAGACCCGGCTCGACCGGGTGCAGAACTCGGTCTTCGAGTACGCCAATTTCCGCCATTTCCGACTGATCGTAGATCAGGTTGTAGGCAACTTGAACATCGTCGGGTACTGGCGCGGGATGCGTGGAGCCTACCACGAGCTGCTGAACACCAGAATCACGGCTACCCCGGGCTCCGTGCTGACCCCGGTTCCGGGGTTCTCCGAGGTAATCAACAGCACCGACCACTACGCATTTGGTCCCCAGATGCGGACCGTCATTTCTCAGGACGTTCGAGGCGTAAATGACGAGTGCTCCTCTGCTGGAGTCGAATCCGAGTTTGAGGATGGCACCGACCACGCTTTCAGCCTCCTGCTAAAGATGAACGGGCGCGGGGCGATTGTGGCTTACCGTATTGCGGTCGATTCCCGGCCGGACAACACCGAGGGTCGAGCCATTATGCCCACCGGAGTGGACGAGGATGGCTTTAATATCGTCAGCGCCGTGGAGTGCCCGGAGCATCTCAACGGGACGACTCCTGAATACACGCTTTATGATCAACCGGTTCAGCTTGCTTTGAGTCCGTATCAACCGGTATTCGATAACTCGTCCAACTACCAAGCCCCGGCGTCCTGATGAGCGCAACTATTCCGATCACCCTTACACCGGTCCCGGTGCCCGTAGGCGTTAAAGCCACGGACATCAACCAGTTGATCACGATCATCACGCAGTTCACCGCCGCGTCGGTGAACGCGGACGTTTCGTTCTTCCAGATCGTCAGCGTCGATCCGACTCAGCTCACGACTGCCCTTATTTTCAACACGGCTCAGGGCGTCTTTAAGTATTGGGACACCACGGTCGGTAAGTATACCCCGATCACTCCGTTTCAGCCCGGGGACATCAAAAACACGTTTAATGGTGGCGACAGCCCCCAGACGGGCTGGATCGATTGCGACGGGCGGCCGATCACCGAGGTGCCCAACATCAGCGCGGCCCAGCAGGGCGTGCTTAACGCCCTTTTCGGCGTCGGTGGCACCCTGCCGGACCTGTCTCCGGTGCAGGGCTTCTCAAATCTGCCGACCTCCAATGCGTTCACCAACGTGTCGGTGCCCAATACGACCCCGCCCAATGGCCAGATCGGCAACCTGCCCTTCTCTGGCGACTACAGCGCGGTCGAGTCGCAGAATCTGGCCGCCAACACCGAGACTCTGCGTGACAGTCAGGACGACCTGCGATCTGCGGTAGTGACGATGCAGGGCCTGTCCAATCAGGTGTTGCAGGCGATGATCAATCCGGTGACCGGGCTCACCGCTCAGGTGTTTGTCGGGTATCCCTGATGAGCATTTCGGTACAACCGTCGCACGAAGTCGGGCTTTTTAACTGGATGGCCAACCATCCTGAAATCAGCCCGCACGTTCGCGATGACCGGACCAAGGGTGCGATCGATCTAACCCCGCTGAACACGAGCGAAAACGTGTTTTTGCACTTGGGTGTCGACGGTCGGGATGCCGGATTTGTCGTCCTGATCCGCCACGGTCACATTTTCGAGATGCACTCCGGCATCCTTCCCGAATTTCGAGGGGCTACGGCTTTGCAGATCGGTCGAGCGGTTATCGATTGGGTCCGGGATCAGCTTCCGTGCGAACAACTGACGACTTGGGCGTGGGAGCACGCCCGCCACGTCCGTCTGGTAACCCGAATGCTGGGTTTTAAGGAGGTCAATCGAGTCGATTGGCCGTACACCGTCGAGGGGCGTTCAGTTCGCCGCGTCGACTTCTCTTTAGCGTTTAACCAACCTTCACTATGCCTGTAGCAGCAGCCCTGCCTTATATCGCTACCGCGGCCTCTGTAGCGGGGGCCGCCAGCTCAATTTCCGCCCAGCGGAAAGCCGCGTCGGCTCAGAAGGACGCTTTGGCGCGCCAACAGGAGATCGCGGCCAACCTCAAGTACGAGCCGATCAACATTGAGAACCTGAAGGAGCAGACGCGCCAGCAGGCCATCACCAACGCGACTCAGTCGTTGGCGTTGGAGCGCGACTTGCAACCGGAAGTTGCGGCCACGCGCCAGATGGTGGCGGAGCGGGTCCGCAGCGATCTGGCCCTTGGCGGGGCGTTGTCTCCTGACGTTGCCAATCAGGTGGCCCGCGCTTCCCGCACGATGGGTGCGATGAGCGGCGCCCCCGCCGGCCCCCTGACCGCTGCTCAAATCGGCCTGACCGCCGAGGGCCTGCGCTCTCAGCGTTTGGGTGAGGCCAACCGGCTATTGCAGATGAACCCGCTTCAACCCGTGGGGCTTGACCCGGGTGCGTTGGCTTCCGCGATCGTCGGTCAAAACACGGCGATGAACCAGTTCAATGCCGCTAAGGCCGGAATTGACGCTAATCTCGCCCAGAGTGCCGGAGAAGTCGGCGCCGGCTTGGCGGCTGGTCGGCATAGCACCAATATGAGCGTTTTGAACGCCATCCCGGGCATTTTGGGGCAAATCTCGAATCTACCCGCTTTCCAGACTGGGGGCGGTGGAGGATCGGGTATGGGTCTTCTTCAGAACTATTCCCCGTTAAGCGGAGCAACTCCGTTCTCTACCGCGGGACTTCCGAATCAGGTTAGCCCGACACCCTCCCTGTTCAACTACAGCATCGGTTCTACGGGCCTTGGTTTGCCCACGCAAATGCCCCCGGTTGGCTAATTCCTATGGCCCTCGAAACTTCCGGCTTTCAGCTTTCACAGTTCGATCGGGCGCCCAACGTCCCGTCGAACATCGGCGTTGTAGATACGAAAGGTATCTACGGCGCGGTCGTGGACGCGCTCAAGACGAACGAGGCTCTGCGTACCACTCAACTGGCTCAGGCCACGACGGACGCGGAACTCGGATTCGCGCGGCAAAAGGCGCTGACGGAAACGGAGTTGTTGACCCCCGAAGCGGAAGCTCGCCGGGCCAAAGCCCAGTTGTTTACGGCAGGAGCGCCGTTTGAGCAGGGGCTGCTTGAATCTCGTGCGGCGGCCGAGCGCGCCAAGTTGGGGTATGAAACTGCGCTTTCGTCCGAGCTGAACCGGCCAGAAAACATCGCCGCTGCCGCCAAGGCTAAAACGCTTTCGAGTTCCGCTCGCGGAGTGTACGATCTTGCCCGGATGGCGGCCGATCCTACCGCATCCAAAGAGTTGAGGGACGCCGCAGGAGTAAAACTGAAAACGGTTCAGGACGCGAACCAGCGGTTCAGAGCGGCGCTGGATGCGGGAAAAGTCGATTTCCACACCGCTAACGAGGACGGTACGCGATACGTCCGGTTTCGCGATGGTAGCAGCGGGATCGTCGGTTACCCCGAAACGTACACCGGTAACGCCGCCGCGTATTTGACTGGCCCGACGGTTGCACTTGGAAACGCTCCCGTTCAAGTTGGGGGAGCTACTCCTATGGCCGCGGCGGCTGAACAAGTGCCGGTAGGCGCTTTTGCTCCGGTAGCCGCAACAGGCGCTCCAGCGGCTGCTTTGCCGGGAGGTATGCTTAGTGGAGTAGCCCCCAGAACTGGCGGCGTGCGTGCCTCCACCAAGGGTGGGGTTTTAGCGGCGGAATCCTCGATGAAATTCGGCGGGGAAATGTCTCCTCTTGCCGGAATTGAGGGCGACGAGATCAAAAAGGAGGCGCTTTCAACCGCCTCTGAAATGGGCAAAGAGGCGCGCAAAGAAATCCGAACGCAGCTTATTAACCTGACTACCTACGAGAACGAAGCTCGTAAGGAAGACGATATCCAAAAAGAACTCGACGCGCTGATCGCAGAAGCCTCCCAAAAGGGGGTTATGATCAGCGGCGGGAGCATTTTTGGTCGCGGTTTAAGGGCTTTGGCCCCGGGAGAAGCTGCCGCTTTCCAATCCCGTCTAACCTCGGTTATTCAACACATCCAACTGGGCAATATGCTCAAACTCAAGAACGCTTCCTCTACGGGCGCGACTGGGTTTGGGTCTTTGACCGGACCCGAAAACGAACTGTTGCAGGCCGATTACGGCGTGTTGACCAACAAAGACCTTCCACCTGAAGGTCTTGTCGCAGGGTTGGAGCGGGCAAAACGGGGTTTGAACCTCCGACGTGATGAAGCTCTAAAAACCATTCAAGGGCGTTTGGCTGTAGAGCGGGGTATCGAGCAGCAATCGACTTCGGTTTTCCAAAACGAAAAAAGTCGGTTTCTAATTCCCCGCCACCCGTTGGAAGTGCAGCAAGCTGCACCCGGGCCTTCAACCGCGCAGCAACCGGAAATTGACGCCGAGTCCGTTTTCCCGACGGCTCGGTCGATGGCACCCGGGCGTCTGACGATCGGGGCTGCGCCTGCGCCTGAGCCGTCGCAGTCGCTTGTTTCGGAGCCAAATACCGAAAGCCCTGCGGAGCCTATCGATGACGAGTACGAGCGTGTCGACGCCGGTGCCCCCTCACCTGCCGCCTCCTATCCGGGCCGGGTGGTGACTCCGCCTGCCCCGGCCCCTGCGCCTGCGGCGACCGCGCCCGAATCTGCCGGTCCCACGCGCCAGTATCCGGCGTATTCGCTGATGGGCGCGATCGAGCGTATGCCCTCGGTTTCCGAGCAAGGCAAAATCGCCGCGGACATCGCCGCGTATCCCGGTCGAACGATCGATATGCTGAGTCGCTACGGGGCCGCGGGGCTCCAAGGGATCGCAACTGGTAACTACACGGTTCCCGAAAAGGGGCCACTTCAGACCATTGGCGAGACGATCGGCGGCGCTCTTGCAGGCTCCAGCGTAAAACAAGAGCGTGAGTCGATTCGTCAGGATAACGAGATTCTACGAACTAAGCCCAACTCTTGGGAGGCGTACAACATCCGGCGCAAAATGGGTATGCGCCAACCTGAGGAGCCGGCCGCGAAGGAAACGCCGGCCTCGAAGGAAACGCCGGCTGTGGAACAAACTTCCGCCCCCGCTTCCGCTCCCGCCAAAGAGCCGGTCATCAAGCTGACCGAGGAACAATTGCCCCAGATCAAACTGTCGCCTGAAGCCGCCAAAACGGCGAGGCAGTTGCTGTCGCAGTACGAAGCCGCTGAGAAAGAACGTCAGGGCGAGCAAGTGGTGCCTGAACTCAGCGCCGCCGAAGGGGAAAACCGGGGCTCTTTGAAGAGTTCTCAAATCCTCCGTCAGCTTTTGGCCGTCCTGACCGGAGGTACTCCGAGCGTTGAACCGAGGTTGGAAGTCGATCGCGAAGGCACCCGCGCTCTGACCAACGACCGTATGCGGCGCGAGGAAATGTTCCGTACGCTTCGCGCATCCCCCCGTCGCTGATCGTTATGGAACAGTACACTTACCGCAACAAGAAGACGGGCCAGATTCTGACGCTCGAAGGCGAACGCCCGCCGACGAAAGCAGAGCTGGATGCGTTTTTCGCCCAGCAACAGCCTGCGCCCGCGGAAGTTCCCGCTTCAACTCCGGCGGAGACCCCTGCTCCTGCGCCGGCAAGCCGCGGTATTGGCACTACCATTCGGGAACTGGCTACTGAGGCTGGTGCGGGCACCACGGGTCAGGCAATCGGCACCGCGATCGCGCCCGGAGTTGGCACCGTAGTAGGCGGGGCGATCGGCGGTGGTGCAGGCAATCTGATTAACCAGTTTCAGCGGATGTCGGATGACCCGAACTACCGCTTTCGCTGGGGCGAATTCCTGTCCGACATCGGTACTGGTGCAATCCCCGGCGGATCTTTGGCCAAAACCGGAATAAAGGCGGTTGGACGCGAGGCGCTGAAACAAGGTGTGGCTGGAGCCGCGTCTGCCGCGACCCAACAGGCGATTGATGAAGGCAAATTGCCCTCGGCCAAGGAGACGTTGCTCGCCGGCGGCGTTTCGGCTTTGACCGGCGGAGCAGCCCAAAAAATGCTTTCGGGCGCGCCGAGCGCCGCGGCTTCTGTTCGCAAAGCCTTTGCTGGCCGGTCAAAAGAACTCCGCACGTTTGAGGCTGGCTCGGCCAAGGGGCTCAAAGCCGTGCCGTCGGACCTCGACCCGTCGTTTACCACCACTCAACTGGAGAGTCTGGGTGGCAAGGCAGCGGTCAATCAACGCACCCAGCTCGCCAATCAGGACGCGGTAAACAAGATGGTTCGAGAGGAACTTGGCATCGCCGAGAACGTCGGGCTATCGCCTAGTTCCCTCAAGGCGCTCCGCGAGCAGGAGGGCAAAGTCTACGAGCAAGTCGACGCTTTGGCCGAGAAAGCGCGTAAGGACTTGGAGAAACTCCAAAAGTCGAGGGCCGCCGCGACCAACGTCTCGGACCCGGCGCAGCGGGCCATCGAGGAAGCCAAGTTCAACGCCAAGTACGGCCAAAAAGAAGCCCGTTTGACCGAGCAGGCCGCCGCCAGTCTGGAGGACTTGCGTAAGACTCGCGGCGATATGCAACGGATGTGGGACAACTACTACGCTTCCGGTGGCAAGAACGTCGACGCTCAACAAGGCGCGATCGCTCTCCGCGCCCAAGCAGAACAGTTAGAGGACACGATCGACCGAGTGCTGCGTAAAACCGGTAAATCCGATTTGGCGGATCGGATTGTGCCTGCGCGTCAACGGATCGCCCAGAGCTACAGCGTCGAAGAGATGCTCAATCCGGGCAATTTCAACGTAGACCCAGATGTTGCCGCTCGGATGCTGAAAAACGGAGTTCCGTTGTCCGGCAACCTTCGGCTTTTGGGCGAGTTCAAGGCCGCGTTCCCGAACAGCTTGCGAGAAGCGTCCAAGGTGTCCTCGCCGGACGTAAGCCTTCTCGGCACCGTTGCTCAGGGCGCGGTGGGTGGCGCTGTCGGTCTTGGCGCGGGCAACCTGCCCGGGGCCGTTCTTGGTGCTGTTGCCGTGCCGCTGGCCCGCAAAGGTGCTCGCGAGTACTTGCTCTCGCCCGGAGTGCAGCGCAGGGCCTACGAGGCGGCGTTGCCGCAGGCGAAAACCCCGCTTCCGTTGGCCGCCGGCACCGCCGCGATGCGTCAGACGGGCCAGCAGGCGGGCCAGCAAGTCACGTCGGCTCCGGTGCCCAACGATCAGGCGATTGAAGCTCTCCGAAAAAATCCCGCCCTCGCAAAGGACTTCGACGCAAAATACGGGTTTGGCTCCGCGAAACGATATCTCAAAACTCCCTGACTGTGGCCAACCCGTTTGACGCTTTTGACAACCCGGTAACTCGCGGTGCCCGTGATGTGGGCGTCGCGTTTTCTCTTGGGGCCAACGGTTTGGTCAAGATGGCTGGCGATCTTGCGACGCTGACCACAGGCAAGAAGACCGCGTTGTCCGGATTGGCGCAGGAGAACATCGAATACCTCCAGAGTCAGAAATCGCCAGAGCTGGTCGCGGCGGAGCAAGAGCGGGAAGCCGCGGTAAACGCGGAGGAAAACCCGGTTTATCAGGCTTGGAGCTATATCAAGTCGACTGCCTCCAACCCGTTGTTGGCTGCGACCACCGCGGCGGAAACTGCGCCCAGTTCCGTGGGTGCTGGCGCTTTGGGCGCCGGTGCTCGTATGGCCGCAGGCAAGCTGTTGGCCAAAAAAGGGTCGGAGTTCGCCACGAAAGCGGGTGTTGCGACTGCGCTTGGCGCCGGTACGGCGATGCAAGCCGCAGACGTTGGCGGGGATCAATTCGACGAACTTCTCAAGACTCTGGGAGGGATGGACGACGACACGGCGATGCAGATCCCGCAAGTCGCCGATCTCGTTCAGAACAAAGGGTCGTCCATTGCTGAAGCCAAAGGGGCGGTCGCCCTTGATCTGGCGAGGAAAACGGCCTTTGGGGCCGGCGCGGTTTCAGCGGTCAGTCAGTTGGCTCCGGGCGGTCGCACCATCGAACGGGCGCTGGTCGGCGGGACGAAAAAGGCCGCCGGACAAACCCTTGGTCGCACTCTGCTTGCCGGCGCCAAGGGCGCCGCTGGCGAAGCCACGCAGGAGTCGTTTGAAGAAGCTGGCGGTCAGGTTGCAAAGAACATCTTGGCGCGCCCGGTAGAACCCGAACGAGAGCTGACCGCTGGCGTCGGCCCGGCGGTTGGGCAGGCAGTTATGGGCGCTGGCGCCCTCGGCGGCGCCGCAGGTATCGCCCAAGGAACACCTTCCCGCCCATCACCGCAGCCGGCGCCGGAGGGTCAAACTACGGCGGGCAAAACCGGAGAAGCTCCGGCGTCGGCTGCGACCAAGAACGCCCTTGCCGGAGCGCCGGAGGTGGCGCTGGAGAACTCCGAAGGGCTGACGCCTGAGCAGTTCTTTGCCGCCGTCAACATCCGCCAAGCGCGTTTGCTCGGCGGTGAGGCCGACCCAGAGGATGTGCGGACGGCGGGCGAAGTTCCGCCCCCGAAGACGCTGATTGACCCTGAGGAAATGCGCGCGGCGGTCGACGAGACGCAAAAGGCACTCAACGACTGGAAATCTCAAAACCCGAACGCTCCGGAGAATATCGTCATCGTCTTCGACCCGGAGATGCTGCACAACAACTACGGGATTCAGGGAGCATTCAATCCCCGCGACGGCAGCATCTTCATCAATTCCGCGTTCGTTGCCCCAGAGAATGTCGGCAAGATCGCCAGCCACGAGTGGGCCCACTCTACGTTAGCCACGCCAGAAGGTCAGCAGGCGTTCGCCGATTTCGTGCAGCGGGAAATCCCGCAGACCGAACTGGACGCGCTGGCGACCCGCTACGGCACGCAGGACCGTCGGGTGCTGCTGGAGGAATGGATCGCCGAGAATCAGGAGAAGGCCCCGGGCGTGATCGAGCGCATCGTCGCCCGTATCCGCGAGTGGCTCGCCGGAGTTGGCATCGTCGATCTGAGCGACGCGGAGGCTGCGGACATTATGCTCCGCACCCTGCGCCAGCAGGCTGAGGGCCGCGTGCAGCCAGATACCGGGTTGGTTGATGGTGGGGCGGTCGCGGTCGACCCAAACCTAGAGGTATACAACACGTTTATCGGAGAACGGCCCGAGAGCAAAATGTCGCTCCAAAAGCTGCCTAGGGCGGGCGACGTGGTCGACGCCAACGGGAAGCTCAAGCACACAATTCGGCAGAAACAGATCGATGTCAGTCATTACTCAAAAATCGGCGGGTTGACGGAAATCGACCCGTCTTTCTACGGCACCGGACGAGGAAAGCCGTATCACCGGATGATGAAGGGTATTAACAAATCCTTCTTTTTTGTCGGCAACAGTAAGCCCAACGCGAGTGAGAACGTGTCTGGCGCCGGAATGCAACGCTACCGCACCAGCGTCGATTCCTCGCGAATTTACGATATGGATAAAGACCCGCTTAGTCTGTGGTTCGCCGCGAACCCGGAGAAAAGCGAAGGTTTGCTAAAAGAGCTGGGTTATGACGGGTTTTTCGCCAAAACCGACGATAACCGCAGTTTTGTCGCGCTGTTTTACCCCACCAATTTGGAGACCGGGGAAATCAATCGCGCTGCAAGTTCAGAACCTGAACCCGAACTCAAAGTCGACGAGGCTGCGCTGAAACGGGCGGAGATTCTCTACGAGCGCGAACAAGCGCGCCGGCTGCGCCGGGCGCTGCAAGGCAAGTTCAGCCTAACCGATCGAGTCGCGCAAGGGCGCGACACGGTGCTGGCGGCGGAAGCGCAGAAGCTGAAGCGCGGCGAGACGACGCCGGCGAAGTACGCCCGCAAGGTGGAGCAGAGGATGCCGCTCCGTCCGTTTGACGAGGTTCCTGAGCCTGCTACGGACGAGGACATCCTCCGTGGGCTCGGCAACCGGATGGCCGGCGAAACGCTCAAGCGCGAGCTGAAGGCCAATCCTGAGGACATCGAGGGCCAGCAGGTCGAGGCGCGTCTGGACATCCCGTCCTACGAGGACGCGAACGTCTGGACCGTCACCCTGCACAACCCTCGCGAACGCGCTGGGGCTGCCGGCAAGGTGCTGGCGTACACGCCCACGGCGGTCCTGCGCGACGTGACCTTTACGGTCAACGAGACCGCGGCGATGAACGTCGCCGCTGGTGCCCGCAAGAGCAGCTTCGCGACGATGGACGGCACCTACGTGCCGGCGACTGCCCAGAGCGCCTACGATCAAGCCGTGGAGGCCAAGGAGAGCGGTGACTGGGTCGAGATTGGGATGAACCCGATCCGGCATTCGTACTTCTACGACAAGTCCGATCAGCGTCCCGTGGTGTCGGCCGAGGAAGTCATTCAGGTCGGCGGGCTGGTGCTGGGTCGCGGCGTGCAGTACGGCGAGAAGTCCGACCAGAAGTTCAGCCTCAGCGAGGAACCGGTTGGACAGGCGGTTGAACCGCAGGTTGAGGAGACGGAGGGGAAACAAGAGCCCGGCCCGGCTAAAAAGCCTCTTGGCGAACAGGCTCTTGAAGACTCCAAGGCGACGAAATTCAAAAACCAGAAGGGCACCGCGAAGTACCTCGGAGACCTGCTGAAGAGTGAGTTCCCCGAAGGTCTGGACCGGATGGACCCGGAAGCCGCAGAGAAGTTGGCTGACCTGCTCGATCGCGAACTGTCGTTGGCCCTGACGATGCCGGATAACGCCAACGCCATCGGCTGGTACGGACGAGAGATGGAGAAAGTGGTCGAGATATTGCGTTCACCGGAACTCAATTACGAGTTGGACAACCCGGTAAACCGCGGCGTGTTCAACGCGCTTCTCGCGATTACCTCCAACGGTCAGGAAGTGGTCGATCAGTTCCTGAAATCGGCGCAGTTGTACGAGAAATGGAAGAAGACCGGCAAAATCCCTTCGCTCGGCAAATGGGGTGGCGAGCGCAACCGGGCGATGGCCGGCCAGATAAAGTTCCTTAACCAAATGCTAGGGCTGGTTGGCGCCGAGGACACGGTCGGGTTTTTGACTTCTGAAAGTTCACTCCGCGAACACCTCGACAACCTCTACGGTATGGTCGCGGAGGCGCGGGGACTGCCGGAGAAAGCCACGGTCGCGGCTAAAGAAGCCGCAATCGGAAAGTACCTCAACGCAGGGATGCCCACCGGCGAGCTGAAAGACTACAATACCGTCGGCGCGATCGTATTTGGCCCGAAACTGGGTGGTGGGTTTTTTGCCAACCTGTACGGAAAGTTCGATCGGCTTACGATGGACCGCTGGTTTATGCGGACCTTCCATCGCCTGACCGGGCGATTGGGTTTCGTGGACGATCGGTCGATTCAAGGGGCGCTGGACGAAGCCCGTCGCGATCTAGGCGCGGTTGAGTACCTTGTTCAAACGGCAGCAGGAGTCAAAAAAGACGCTTTTGACCCGGTGTCCAAAGATCGGCTTTCGGATTCGGACCTGCTGGCGTACATCAAGTCCGAGGGTAAGAAGGCGTTCAAAAACTACCGGGAGATCAACGCCGGGCTAAAAGAGAACCCCGAAGATGCGTCCCTCCTTTTGCAGGACACGCTTCGCCGTACCTACAACCGGATCATCAAGGCTGAAAGCGGATTGTTCGACGCCCCGGATAACGGTTCCCACCGCGTGTTCATCCGCGACGTGCTCAACCGGGTGCAACAGCAGCGTACCCAGCGCGGAGAAAAGCCCATCGATACCTCCGACATTCAGGCGATTCTTTGGTATCTGGAAAAGGACATCTGGGACAAACTGAAGGACAAGAAGGAGAAAGCGCAGGACGAACTCGACGAGCAGGACGAGGACGATGACGACTCAGCCGGTCGCGTCAGTTACTCCAATGGCGCGGTAGAACTGTATCGACGGAAGACGGGTAAAGATTACGTTTTCAAAAGTGGAAACCAACCAGAACGCGCCCAAGTCCTCGCCTCCGATTGATAGCGCCCGCGCTTTCGGCGCGCTGGGGGATGCTTACTCCAAGGCGATGGAGATGCTGCCCCCAGAGCGACGCAAGGCTTGGGCTCAGAAGCTGACGAGCGGCTCGTCGGCCAAGTCTACACCCGGTCGACGCGATGAGAAGCCGGGGCGTACCAGCCGGCTCCCCTTAGCTCGTTAAGCTGGCGGAAAGCCGAGTCGTACAGGCGCCCGCACCGCTCCAGAGAGTAGCGGGTACGGGTCAGGGTCGCGCAGATGCCGCGGTCGATATCTTTGGATAGCTCGATCGCCTTGATCCAATCGCCAAGGGTGTTGCACCGGTAACCGGTCAGCCCCTCGCGCACCGTCTCGGTGAACGCGCCGTAATCGACCGAGATGAGCGGGGTGCCGCACATCATCGATTCCACGCCGCTGCCGGCGAAAGGCTCGATGAAATTGGTCGGCATCAGCATACAACGCGCTTTGCCGATCAGGTCAGCGCGAGCCTTCCCGTGAACCGGGCCGACGTACTCGATGTCGAGGTGACGGTCCTCCGGACGAGGATCGCTCAGGACGTGCTGCATCACCTCGGCTTCAAAATCGCCCTGACCCGCAAAGACGAACTTGGGCGGAACGGTGCCAGACTCGACGGCGCGCTTGGCGCACTCGCGGATGATCGCCGCGATCGTAGTCATCCCCTTGGGCGGGGTGATGCGGCCCATATACACCACGTAGTCGCCTGAGCCGTCGCCGACCGGCCAATCCTCAAGGTCAAAGTAGTTGGGAACGACCCAAGAGTAAAACCGGTTCTGCCCCGGCTCACCCTGCGGGACTGAAGAGTCGTGGTCCCAATGACCCCAATGGTAGTGGCGCCACGCCTGAGACTCGAAAATCCGCCACGCCCCGAACGGCTTGTCGGAGTAACCGATCCCGCTCTCGACGTGGACGCATTGGGGAAAGATCTTAACCAGTTGATCGTGGGCGCGGCCGAACGGATGCAGGATGAAGTCGCCCGGCTTCACGCGCTTGGACAACTCGACGATCAAACGGCTGTTGAAGGTGGGCCAGCCTCGCTCCCCGATCACGGCGTGGTCCCCGTGGAACTGAGTCTTGTTCGTACGCGAGTAATACTCCGCGAACTCGGCCGCGTTTAGGATGTGTACTGTCTCTTTAGCCGCCGGGTCATCGACGCTGCCCTCGTTGCAATAGCGAATCACGTCCCAGCCGTAAGGCTGCATCATTTTGGCCCATCGGCGGCACTTTCCAGTAAACGCGCAATGGGAATACTCGTCGGTCAGCAGCGTGTGGAAACACGCCACCAGATGCATAGTGGGCAAGGCGGGCATAAGGTCGGATATCCTCATAAGATTATGGCGGTCAAGTATCTTCTTGCCGACCCCCAAGCGAGAATCAAACTGAAGCACGATGAACGCTACCACTATTGCTGCCGTCGTGCGGCATCTCCTCGGCATCGCGGGCGGTTGGCTGTTGGCGAAGGGTGTTTCCCTCGACGCGGGCACCATCGAGACGATCTCTGGTGCTCTTGGCTCCCTCATCGCGGTCGGCTGGTCTCTGTACTCGAAGCAGAAGCCAAAGGATGCTGCCTAACCTCGTCGGGCTCATCCTCGCTCTGGCGAAACTGGCGCCGTTCCTGAACCGATTACTGGACGCGATCGAAAATGAACGGGCCGAGCGTAACCGGAAGCGGCTGTATGGGCTTATCGATGACGCAGTCGCTGATGCAAAGCGCGCTCCTCGCGATTGTCCTTTCAGCGACTGTCCTCTCCATCGGGTGCGTGAGCCGGCCCAGCCGGGTGGAGGCGCTGCTCAAACATCCTGAGTTCCGCGCCGCGGCGCAATACGCGCCAGAGTTTACAACCGCCGTGCTCAAAGCGGTTGTAGACGCGGAACACGGACGATGACCGACCCAATGTCAGCCTTCGATCCACACTCCACCGACGCGATGTTCGCGAAGGTGCTGGCGAAATTAGAAGAGCAGGCGGCGATGCTCGCGGAGATCAGGGAGAACGGCAGGCTGACCGAAATCGAGATCGCGAACCTCAAAAGTTGGCGCGACACGTTTGAGGGGAAGGTCACGGTCATCGCGGCAAGCACCAGTTTTGTCATTGGTCTGGTTGTCAGCGCAGTTGTAAGTTGGCTTAGAAAATGAACCTCCCCGAACTCGCCATCGCTCTCCGCGCCTCGCAACTCTACGCCCATCAGGCCCACAACCTGACCACGGGCTGCAACTTTCAGCAGGATCACGCGACCTTCGGCGAGTTTTACGAGGCTTACGAGAAGGCGTATGACGACGTGGTCGAGCGAGTCATCGGCCTGACCGGAACCTGCGACATCACCGCAATCACCAAGTCCGCGTGCGACGTGGTCGAGAAGAGCAAATTTCGCGACGCCAAGACCGCTTACTCGGTCCTGCTGGCGACGGAGAAGTCGCTCCTGACCATCTGCGACTCCGCAAACAAGAAGGCATCGCTAGGTACGCAGAACCTGATTCAGGCAATCGCGGACGATTCGGAGAAGCGGATGTACCTCATCCAGCGGCGGCTGAAGGACAACTGACCATTTTGCGGTAGTTGGCCATCACGCGCAGCATCTCGTGCTGGGCGTCCCCCCGTTCCCGTAGCGTTTCGACAATAGCCTCGTCGATCGTGCCCTTGGCGAGAATGCGATAAATCAGCGGCTGTTGGGTTTGGCCCTTGCGGGCCAACCGGGCGTTGAACTGATCGTACAACTCGCGCGACCACGTCGGGGAGTACCAGACGATGATGCGACCGCCCTGTTGCAGGTTAAGACCGTGACCCATCGATCGCGGGTCGGCCACCAACATCGGAATTTGGCCGGTATTCCACGCCTTTTCGATATCCCCCTTAAACTTCGCCGCGTCCACCGCGCCGGGGATGGCGGCGCAAATGCGCTCGCGCTCGTGAACGTAGTTGGACGCCACCAGTAGTGGCTCCTTCAAGTCCCTCACGAGTTTCTCCAGCCAAACGATCTTGCCGTCGTGGATTTCGGCCACGGTCCGGTCGTCGTTGTAGGCGTTGCCGCCGGCCATCTGGTGCAGTTTGCCGGCCAATACGGCGGCGTTGCGGGCCACCACCTCACCTGAGTCGGTCTGCACCAGAAACTCCTCCTCTAGCTCCTTGTAGGCGTCTTGCGCGACCGGCGACATAGTGATCTCGATGTCCTCCAGCACGGTGTCGGCTACGTCGAGGTAGTCGGAGCTACGCAGGGTCACGGTCAGGTCGCTGATCTTGTCATAGACCTTCGACTCTGCGGTAGGCTTGGGGGCCCAATTGTACCGCATATAATCGGTTGGGTAGAAGTAGGTGTCCCGGTAGCCGTTAAAGCTCCGGCCCAGCCGAGCGCCGTCGTCGAGTAGCCGGATCTGCCCAAACAACTCCAAGAGCGAGTTGGGCCGAGGCGTGCCGGTCAGGCCCCAACGCATCTGGTCCCCGAACAAAGGACGCAGGGCGTTGATCCGTTTGCTCTGGGGATTCTTGGCCTTGGTGATCTCGTCGAAAACCACCACGTCGCAGAAATCGAGGCTCCGCAGCCGGTCCAAACGGTCGTAGTTGATCAAGTAAATCTGAGCGTCGCCGGAAGGGTCGCCGTCCATCAAGTGTTCGATCTTCATCCACTTGAATTGGTCCCACTTCTCAATCTCGTTGGGCCACGTCATCCGGGCCACGCGCTTGGGCGCCACGATCAGCGCAGAGCCGATTGCGCCCTCTTGAAACAAGGTGTTGAGCGCGGAGAGGGTCGAGGCGGTCTTGCCCAAACCCAGCCCCACGGAAGCGTAAGCGCGGTCGTTCGCCAGCAGGTGATCGACCATCTGCTGCTGGTACGGCTCCAGCTTGAGCTTCATCGGAACAAGCGCCCAACGATGCTGGCCCAAACCCGTTGGAACCAATTGAGCTGCGGCTCGGCCGGGAAATTGCTGACCCATTTCGAGCGCACGGTGCCGCGTTGATGTTCCTCAAGGTACCTCGTACCTTCGCGCACGTTGAACCAGATCGCGGTGTAGCGGGAACCGGATTTTTGCAAACGACAGCCTTGTATGCGGCCTTCGTAAGCTGCGGTGCGGAGAACGTTTTTGTGTGAACGTTCCATCCCGATGCTTGATAGAGGGACGTATCCCTCGGGGATTTCGCTGACGTTATTATAGGTTTTCATCGCGGGCAAAATTGAGTGAGGAGGGCCACGATCTCGTCGTAGTCGTCGCCCCAACGGACGTTGCAACCAACAGCGCGGAGGCGCTCCATCTCGTGCAACTGCAACGCGCTCGGTTTAGCTCCGCGTTGCTTAAACTCTAAAAACAGGATGCTTCCCCCCGGGCAGATCACGATGCGATCGGGCACGCCTCGGGAGGAGGGTGAGGTGAACTTGTAAGTGAGCAGGCCGTGCCGCCTGCACCACTCAACTACTTTGTGTTCCAGCTCCGCTTCTTTCATCGGGCTTTTCAAAAACCCAAATGCCGGTGGGCTTGGGTTGTAGGTCGAACTTCTTGGAGCTGTATTTGAGAGCCTTGGCCTGCGCTTCCTCCGGAGAGTTGGCGCGCACCTCGACTGCACCAATGATGTTGGCGGCGATATAGTATTTTTTCATACAACGAGTTTCTGGATGCGCTCGCGGATGCGGACCTTCTCCAGCTTGGAGATGCGGGCGATCAAACGATCGATGATCGTCATTCTGCGCGCACCCATCAGCTCGATCAGCACCAGCCGGCGCAGGTCCGGCTCGTTGATGCCGAGCAGCAGCATTTCGTTTAACTTGTTCCAACCGGCGAGGTGGATGGACAGGCGTTGTTTGTCCTTGTCCGACACCTCGACCGGCTGGTCGAAGATTTGGTATCTCTGGTGTATCTTCATTTGCTATAGAACGGTGCGATCTTGGCCTCGACCTTGAGCGGCAAGCCCTTGGCCCACACCGGCACGTCGGCCAGCGCGGCGGCGAACTCCTCGGCGGTCTTGCCGTCTCGGCGGATCGCCAGCCCTTGGTCGTGGATCAGCGCAAACGGGAGCATCCCGCGGGCCTCGGCGACACGGGCGCCGTGAGACATCACGTCGGCCGCGACAGCCTGACTTGCGTTTTCCGCAAGTTTCCCCCCGTAGAGTTTAATGCGCCCAGCCTGCTGAGACATCGGCAACTGACCCCAGTACGTGAGTTGCTCGCCAAACTGAGGATCGGTGCCGATCTGCGGGTCGCGGTAGGCCAAAGTGCGGCCCGACGGCAGCGTGAAAAACAAGTACGGACATCCCGCGGTCTCCTCGACGTGAAACGAGCCGACTCGGTTGCCGCGGTTCTTCACCGCGCTCATCGCGTCCTGATTGAGTTTGCGCCAGTACGCGGTGATGGCGGGGTGAGCGTCGCGGTACATCGACACGGCGCGCTCGGCCAGAGCGGCATCGCACGCCACCCCGAACAGCTCGCAGGTCGACAGGAACTTGGCGGAGCCCATCCCGTATCCGCAGCCCAGAATGGTGCGCTTGCCCATATCACGTTGGTCCCCGTTCACCGCGGCAGGGGCCACGCTGTAGATGAGCGAGGCCATCCGTCGGTACTGGTCGACGCCCTTAGCCCACATCTCCAGCGCATCCTTCTGGCCGGCGAGCCAGCAGATCACGCGGGCTTCGATAGCATTGTAATCAGCGTCGAGCATCTCGGACCCGGGCAACTGAATGAAATGCCGAATACAAGACGCCAGCACCTCCACGGGGTCGCCGTAAACGGCGTCGAGGCCCTTAGCGGTGCCGCCGTTGCAGACGTAGCGGTACGCGGGCTTGGCGATCGGGCGCATCTCCGGCGTCGCCTTCTTGGCGTTCTGGATTTGCGGACCACCAGCGGACCAGCGTCCGGTGCCGGCGCCGTAGAACTTCATCACCCCGCGCATCCGCGCGTCCGGCATCGACCACTCCAGCATCGTGTCGATCTTCTTGGTCGCGGCGTAGGAGAGCTGACGGTACAGGTCGATGACGCGGCCCAGCGGGTCGGGCAGTCGCGACGTGTCGAGGGCCTCCAGAGTGCCGGCCTGCATATCCTCGATCTCAGCCCCCCGGGCGCGCAGCCAGTCCAACACCTTGGCGCGCTGGGTGATTTGCAACCCGGTCAGGGCCTTGAATTCGCCAGAGGCGGACGCGGTCACCTCGGCAACGATCGCGGAGGCGTTACGCAGCGCAGCGTGGTTCACCGGGATGCCCTCGGCGTTCATCCTCTGCGTGAATAAATACGTTTCCAGCAAGCTGCCCCGCAGGTCGAAACGCGCCCGCAGCATCCGGTGAATCTCCTTCTCGGCGCGCACGTCCTGACGGCAATACTCGCAAAACTGGGCCCACTTTTCGCGATGGTCGCGAGGCTCGTTGAACTGGCCATCCTCCCGCGGGATCGAGAACAGGCGGATCAGGGCCTTACCCTTGGCGTCCTTCTTGGCGTCGATGCCGAGGGCATTGCCGGCCTTCTCCAGCGAGTCGGGCAGGCCAGCCATCCGGGCCATCGCCTGCGTGCATCTCCAAGCCTCCAGAGGCACGGCAGGAACGAACTTGGTGCCCTCCAGCACGGGCTGCTCGAAGGGCGCGTTGAACGCCCGCACCTCGGTCGCCTGAGCCAGCAGCTCCAAAGCCTCGGGATCGCTCTCGACGCCCGCGTCGCGGAATAACTGGTTTACCCAAAGATAAACCGGCGCGTCGTGCGCGGCCTCGGAGACCGCGGCCATCAGCACCTGCGTGCTGGGGTCGCACCCGTAACGGTACGCCCCGCACGCGGGCAGGTCCGCGGAGGACCGCGTCTCAATGTCGATGTGCACGATCACAAAAATGGTGGGCCACCACTAACGCAGGTTGCCCAGTCTCGGTATGACAACAACAACAACAACAACACCTATCCTTACTTCCCGTCGTCAACCAACGACGGGAAAGCGAAGTAGAAATCCTCCTCGGTGAGTTCGAGGAGATCGATCAGACGGACGCCGGCAAGATGTTGCCGGATCATCGACGCGGCGACCGGGTCATCGGTCAGCTCACGGGCCAGCCGCATCGATTTCTCCAAGGGAGTCTCAGACGACGGATTCATCGTCGAGAGGAGCGAACTCCTTGGACACGTCCACCGAGCCCTCGCCGAACCGCTCGCCGGTCTTGACGAACTGCACGGCGCGCAGCTTCGCGTTGATGCGCTTCCCGTACTGGTTGTCCTGCGCCCACAGCTCGATGGTCGCGTTGACGTAGTCGCCCGCGAGCGGCTTGTCGTCGTCCTCGGTCAGCGGGGAGAGGTCACGAGCAACGACCTGCGGACGCTTGTCCGTGCGGGCGCTGACGAACATCACCCCGTCGCCGTAGCCGGCGGTGTCGGCCTTCTCGGAACCGTCGCGCACGCAGATCTTCTGCGCGCCCGGCGATTTGCCCTTGAACGCCTCACGGATGAGGTTGTCGACGCTGCGCTTCAGTTCGCCGATCTCCTTCGCGTTGGACTTCTTGTCCACGATGAACGTCGCGGAGTAGCTGCCCTTCGCGTCGGTGGGCGCGAACTTGCGCTCGCGGAACAGGGAGGGGAACGACAGTCGGACGTTCTCCAGTTTGATGATGCTGCGGGTGGTCTGAGTGCTCATTGGATTTTAGTGAAACCAGTTACTTGGATGGCGGGGCGCTTGTCGTCCTCGGGTGCGAGCGTCGGCTTGCCTTCGGGCCGTGTGATCAGCCCTTGGAGCTTGTTCTCGAACTTCGTGGACAACTCACGTCCCTTGAGAGCCTTTTCTGCTTGTGCGGGCGAGATGAGGTCGGCTCGGGGCCTCAGCTCGTCGATGGTCAGGTGGTTGTTCAGCAGCTTGAGGGCTGCGTCGACATCCACCCACGTACGGTTAGAACGACCCTCGACCAGCTTGAAGCCCATAGGCTCCGCGCCGGCCATCAGGTCGGAAGTCTCTTGGGCCATCACAGCGTCCATCCAATCGGTCAGGACGCGCTTGGCCTTTAGCACCTGCACGCGCTGCTCGCGCGTCAGGACGCCCGGGTCGGGCAAATCGATGACCCGTGCGGTCGGGGGCAGGGCGGTCAGGCCCTGCGTCGCGAACGCGCTGCAAATGCCCTTGGCGGGGCAAAAGCGGCACGCCTTGTCGCTCGGCTCGAACTGAGCCTCGCCGTGCAGGGCTTGGTACGCCTTGGCGCCCAGCCGGGTCGTGAACATCGCCAGCTCTCCGCGCGTCAGGGTCCACGTCCGCACCGCGGCCGGGTTGTTCCGGTCACGAGGCTGCACGATGGACAGATGCACGGGGAACGTGTCCGCGAACTCCATTATGAGTTCCCATTGGCGGATGATCGACTCGGCGTAGATCGCGAGCTGCTCGTTTTCCTCAGCCTCGACGGAGACGCCTTGGCCGTACTTGAGGTCATCGATGTACAGGGCGTTCCCGCTCTGCGTTGCGGCATCGACGACGCCGTTGCGCGAGTTGAGGTAGAAGAGCGGCACCTTCTTCTCGATCGACAGGCGCGAGCCCGGCGATTGATGAGAGCGGACGTGGTCAACGTACACTTGAACGTGTTGCAGCATCTCCGCGCTGGTGCCGGGCTGCGTGCCCTTTCCCAGCAACAGGTTTGCCGCAACCTCGTGCGCCTGCGTGCCCTCGTCGGCGAACACCGACGAGTCCTCGGGCAACTCGGCGGCGTGCTCGACGATGAACTTGACGCTGGCGGTGCAGCGCGACCAACGGCCCGCGGCCGAAGGGCCTACGTCAACCTGCTCACGCCTGCCCATCGGTGATCCCCTTCAGCGCGGCGTAAATCGCGGAGTACTGGTCGACCGGCGCGTCGCTGATGCGCTTCAGCCCGAAACACCTATTGATCGCCACAACGTCGTTCAGCCTGCCGGCGTCGAGCGCAGCCTGCGCTGCGTCGCGGATGTCCTTCAGCGAGACCTCGGCGACAGGCGCAGGCGCAGGAGCGGGCTCGGGTTCAGGCGTCGGCTCAGGGGCCGGCGCGGGCTCCTCGGCCTTGGGGGCCTTGGCCTTCTTGGGCTTGGGCGCTTCCACGGTCGTCGTGGTCGCGGCGGTGCCGCTGGTCACGGTCGTCGTGGTCGACGGCATTTGAGCGCGCAGGGCCTCGATCACGGTCGTGAGCTGCGTGACCGCAGCGGTCAGTTCTTGGATTTTGGTTTCGAGCATAGGATTATTCGGGGAAGTAGATGAACAGGATGGTGAGGCAGAACAGGAACGTGAACGAGGCGCAGAGCAGGAGCACCTCGGTGTTGGTCAGTCCCTCGCGGGGAGGCTTGACGCGGTTTTCATTAGGGTCGGCGGGCATAGGGCTGTGGTACAGATATCGTTTTTGTTTAATGTCAATACCCGTCGTCGATTTCCTCGTCTCGGCGCCCCGTGAGGTAGCCGAGAGTAAAACCGATCGCGCAGGACGTGATGAGCAGGACGATGACGATGATGACGGTCATAGGAGTTCGATGCGGGTGCGGGCTTGGTCGAGTGCGCGCTCAGGGTTGCCGCGGGTCCAGAGCGTGTGGCGGTTGCCGTCGATCAGGTGACGACCGGCCGGAAGCCAGCTCTCCTGACGCAGGATCGAGGAGAGGGCCTGATCGGTGAACGGAGGCAGGCCCTCGCGCGGCAAGACGCCGCGGAGCGCGGTGAGGCTGACGAGGTCAGGACGCACCAGCGGGTGCGGCGCGTCCTCGATGGCGTCGATCACGGCACGCTGGAGCGGGCTCGCGGTCAGCGCCATCATCTCGGTCAGGTACTCGGTTTGCGGCGCGCGTCCGTCAGGGCGGAAGCTGGGCGATATCTTCCAGTCCTCGAAAAACGCGCGGAAGCCTCCGGCGAGGTCCGGCAGTTTGCCGTACAGGTTGTCGAAGTAACCGGCGCCCAGCGCGGCGATTTGCTCGCGCGTTTGCAGCGGCGAGCAGATGCACAAGTACCGGCGTTCGCCGACCTGCACGGCGAGGGCGTCGTGCCAATTGGAGAACAGCAGGTAATTCGTGGTGTTGGGCACGGTCTGCACGGGCTCGTACAGGTTGCGGACGCTGATGCGGTCGTCGGAGATGAGCGGCTTCAGACGGTCGGCCATCTTATAACGGTTATTCCCAAACATCCGCAGCTCGTTGATCACGGTCAGGAGCTGGCCCGCGGCCCATCCGTTGTGCGTCGCCTCCAGCGCGTACTCGGCCGAGAGGATTTGCACGTTCGACAGTCCGTAGACCCACTCCCCGACGCTGCCCACGTAGTTTTTGCCCGCGCCCTGACCACCGTGGAGGAAGATGCCCCAACGGATTTTGATGCCCGGGAATTGCGCCATATGAGCGAAAAAATCGGTCACGTTGATGGCGTACTTCCCGGCCAGATGGCCGAGGTGAGTCAGCCACATATCCTGCGCCTCCTGCTTCTTGCTGCGGTCAGCCTTCGCGAAGCTGGGGCGGTACGTGTTGATGTACGGCACGCCGTCGAGCGTGAAGACGCGCTTCTTCTCGCCGGGGGCGTAACGCAGATTCTCGACGACGGGGATGCCCACATCGTGGACGAGGTAGTCGCACGTCGAGACCTCCTGCACCGGAGAGCGGTACACGAGATCGACGACCTCGCGCTTCAACTTGCGTCCGTCGATGGGCCTATAAAACAAGTTCGGCCCAGTAAGGAACACGATGTTACCAGCCCAAGGCGGTTGATTGGACGCGCTGCGGGTCGCGGCGACGGAGAGCCTTTTGACTTCCTTCGCGATGTCCTGCTGCGTCGGGCCGCGGAGCCCGCGCGAGCGCACGGTCGCGTGCAGGTCGGCGATCAGCACCTTCGACTCGATGGGCCCGATCACGCTGGCGAGTTTCGCCAACCGCTTCGCGCCTTGGTCGAGCAGCTCCTCGGATGAACGCGCGTCGTCGCGAATCCACGCGCGGGCCGACTCAAACATCCGCGTCGCCATTGGTCGGTTGTTCCAGCCGGCCTCGACGGCGCCGGCGATCACGGTGCGGACCGTGACCGGCACGCGGTCAGCCGGCTGGGCCTTAAACGATTCCCATCGCGAGGCCAGCTCGTCCATCCCGGGATACTTCTCGGGCGCGGTCGCGGACCAGTCGTCCCAAAGGGTAAAACCGGATTCTCCGAATTGATGCTTTAGCGCCATCCCGACCTCGATCCAGTCCTGCATCGAGCACGCAGCGGGCAGGTGCGTCAGGGCCTCGGCGATCTCCTCGCGCGTGATGCCCTCGACCGGCGCGCGCAAATAAATCAGGTCGCCGACATCGGCGTCGTCCGCGGAAACCGGTTTACGCAATTCCTCCAGACCCTCCAGCGTTGCGGCGTCGAACGTCTCGCCGTCGGTCTTGGTGTACACAATCGGATCGCGGTCGTCGTTCTGGTACGCGATTGGCAAGTACATCGGCTGCACCGGCACCTGCGATTCGCGCGTGACGGTGTTGAGGCCCAGCACGCCCGCGATCGCGGTCACGGCGGTGCCGTAGCGTTGCACCGGCACGGGCTGGCACGGCACCACAACGCGCAGGCGAGGCTTCGCCTCGGTCGAGCGGGCGGTGTGCCAGATCGCGGCGTTCAAGTTGCCCAGCACGGTCGCGGGGCCCGCGTTCAGCAAGCGCGCTGCCTCCTGCGAGTCGTCGATGTCGAGGCATAGCAGATGGGCCTCGGTCGCCTGCGAGGTCACGCGCTGGCTGGGCGATTCGCGGAAGGAGCAGGGCACGATGTACCGCGTGCGCTTCGCGGCGTTCTGCTCTTTTTCGGGCAGGGCGAGGAGCTGCTCGCGGGTCATCGCGACGGCGGCGGGCTGGCGGATAACGTCGACGACCAATTGGTCGAACGTGGAGACAGGAAGACGGGAGACGCGGCCCAGATGGGCGGCCTCGCCGGCAAAGTATGCGGGAGTCATTGGCGAAATATACGGGGGGCGGGATGGCTGGACAAGCGGAGCCGCGGGCGCGCGGCAAGGGGAAAACGCCGCGGCCCACAACGGACCGCGGCGGATGCAAACAAAGGCGAACAGATGCGAACAGGCGCGGACGCCTCACTCGAATTTGATGCCGTTCGCGCGGGCGGCTTCGAGCACGGCGGCGATCGCGCGGAGGCGCTGATGAGCGTCCTTGAGGGTGTGCGACCTGTCCTCGTCGTAACTCCACGTCCAGCGGGACGAACGGTAATTAAAACCGACGGACTCGATCTCGCCGGTCTCGTGACCCGACGCGAACGAGCAGAGCTGCTCGATCTGCGGCACCGCGTGCGCGAGGTCGGGGCCGAGAATCTCGGCGACCTGAGCGCGGCGTCGCGCCGCGGCCGCGACCCGCTCTTCCGCCGCGGTGCGCGCGGGCTTGGTTGCGAAGATCGTTTTTTGAAACCACTTGGAAACGGTCTGCTTCCAGCGGGGTTTCTTGATGTCCACGAGGCACGGGAAAATCTCCGGCGCGCCGACGTAAACGCGGTCCTCGCCGGAGCGCACGCTCGCGTCGAAACCGAGGCGGAAATAATTCGCGTTGTACGACCGCGCGCGGGGCGCGACGAAAATCCCGGGATGATCGGGATGGTAGGTCGAATCACAGTCGAAATTGGTCAGATGATTCAGAGGGAAACCAAGGCTGGCGAGGTAGCTGAGTGCGGGTTGTGGGATGGTGCTCATAGGGAGGGGAGTCGGCGTTTGTTGAGGCGGGCGGAGGTGACGATGCCGGCGCGGCGGCCGGTCAGGCGCACGCGCAGGCTCAGGAGGGCGGCGCCGCTGCTTTCGGCGGCGCGATTGATGAGGCGGAGGTCGGCCTGCGTGAGGAGCAGGCGGACCGTGATGAGGTCGACGTTCATTGTGGTATACGGATTGTACGGTTGAGGAGGTAGGAGCGGGCGTCGGCGAGTTGCCGGTGCGCCCAGCGGTGCTCCGTCGGGTAGAAGTATTGACGGGAGAGTATCCAACGGGCCCGCAGGACGCGGCGGGCGAGTGCGGTGACGTAGGGCTCGACCTCGATGCCGGTCGACGTGGAGTCGAGCCGCAGCGGGGCCTCGTCCTCGTCGAACGGGTCGAGGTCGGGGTGCATCAGAAGGCGGGTTCGAGGGCTGCGGCGCGGTCGTCGACGCGGACGACGCCGTGGTGCGGCGTGAAGCGGTAGAAGGCGCGACCGTCGAGGGATTCGAGGGCGTATTCGTCGGGCCGGTAGTTGCCGGGCGTAGCGATGGAGGCGAGGACGCGCAGGCGAAGGAAGCCAACGCGGACGGTGGAGCCGGGGCTCCAGTTCTGGCGGGTGCGGGTGATCATAGGATGGCGGGTTGTGGGTTGTCTGTTTTCAGCAAGGGCTGAGTGGAGCCCCTGCCGCGCTGGGCGGCAGGGGCTGGGGCTCAAACCTCGTCGATCCGGACGGTGCGTCCGGACGGTGCGGTCAGGTCGGTCGTCGCGGCCCAGAGGACCGGCAGGTCCGGCGCGGTGTCCGGATGACGGCCCAGCAGGTCGGTCAGGTAAACCACGCCGGCGATGCGCTCGCCGTCGGCGATCAGCTCCTCGACCCGCGCGAACGCGGGGCGAAAATCCGTACCGCCGCCGCCCTCAGCGCGAGCGGGTAGCTCGTCGCCGGGGCTCAGGCGGTATTCGGCCTGCACGGCCGCGTCAGCGTCGAGGACGATCGCCGAGCAGCCGGTGTCGGCGATGACGTTCGCGACGTGCGAGTTGAAGGCGGCGACCTGCGCGGGGCTGATCGAGCCGGACGTGTCGCGGACGAACACCACGGCGCCGAGGTCATCGCGCCGGCGGCGCGGGTAAATCACCGGAGCCGTCGCGGTGCGTCGAGCTTGGCGGGACCAATCGGGCACGCTGCTGATCGACGCGCGGACGAAATCCGCGGTCTCAGCGCGCCAGTCGGGCCGCGCTTTCGCGGCGATGCGGTCGAGCAGGCGCTTCGCGGCGGCCGGCAGGTTGCCCTGCGCGAGCGCCTGCGCCGCTTGCGCGGCTTGCGTGACGTTGCGGTCCCACTCGTCGCGCAGCGTCTCGCTGGGCTTGCCGTCGCCGGCAGCCGGCTTGTCGTCGGCCGGCTGCTCAAAACCGCCGCAACCGCCCTTGTCAGCGGGCTTGCCCGGGCCGTTTCCCTTGGATTTGCCGGGCTTTCCGTCGCCGGGGGTATCCTGAGCCTCACCCTCGTCGCCATCGCCGTCCTGCGGGGCACCGTCGTCGTCGCCCTCGCCGTCCTGCGGGGCCGGGTTGCCGCCCTGCTGCGGCTGCTGGCGCAGGGCCTTGAGGATTTCCTCCTCAGATAGCTTGTCGAACTTGCGGTCATCGAGCGCACCCTCCGGCGCCTCGATGCCGGGCAGGTTGCGAAGCACGCGGTTGATCGCGTAGTCGCCAGCGACGTTGCCCTCGTCGGTCAGGGGCAGGCGCCAGAAGTGGCCGTGAGCGCAATGCAGCACCTCGTGCAGCAGGACGAACCGGAGCCGGCAGTCGCCGCGGACGTTGCCGTTGGCGTAGAGGCCGCGGACGAAATCCGGGCCCCACTTGATGACTCGGCCGTTGGTCGACGCGGTCGGCGTCGACTCGTCGACCACGTCGGTCAGCGCGCAGGCGGCGGCGCCGTAGAACACCACGTCGCGGTTGGTGGATTCGAGCGCCCAGAGGCGCGCTTTCGTAATCGCTTTGAGGATATCGGTGGAGGTCATTGTCAGGAGGAGGGGGTGAGGTTAAAGAGGCTAACGAGCTCCGCCGCTTTCGCGGCGGTGTCGGCGCGGGCGATCGGGTCGTCGCGCAGGGTGTCAGTATCGTGTTCGAGGAGCGCCTTCGCGCCGTCGGCCAACGCGGCAATTTGCGGGTCGGCTGAGAGGTTGAGGTCAGGCACCAGCGCGAGGAGCTCGGCCAAGTTGCCGGTCAGCGAGGCGAACGTGCGGCCGGGTTTGCTCAGGCGGTCAGCGACGAGCGTGACCGCTTTCGCGAGTTGCTCGCGCAGGTCGGCCTGAGCCTCGGCGGCAGCGTCAGCCATCCACTCGCTCCATTGTCCCTCGGTCGGGACCGGCAGGTAGCGAAAGCTGAAACGGAATTTCGCCTCGACCTCGGCCGCCGTCGCGGGCCATTGGCCCTCGACGAATAGACCGTTGAGGCGAGCCGGCGCCGCGGCGCGCTCGGCGGGGTACGCAGCGACGAATTCGTGCAGCGACTGACCGACGCGGGTCGCGTAGTCGGCCATCAGCTTGGCGTGCTCAACCTGCCGGGCGACCGGCAGCAGACGCGCGCCGTTGTCGTTGGACGGCAGCGTGAGCCGGTAGTGCTCGCTGCGGGCCTCGGCGTGCAGCCGGTAGATTTCCAGCAGCGCGGGGTGATCGCAGATTTCCACGCTGACCTTAGCGCGGTCTTGCGTGCCGTGCTTTTGGTTCACGGCGGCAGTCTCGCCCTTGTGCTTTTTAGCGACGCGCCAAGCGCCGGTGTTGAACTGGCAGATCACGGCGCGAGCCGCGAGGGGGGAGGAGTTGATGGAGGTCATAATCGGATGGGTGTTGGTTGGGTTGATCAGGCGAACAGGGCGTTATTAGCGGCGAACCAGAGGTTCCAGTCGTTGGAGCGGGCGAGCAGCGCAGCGCCGTGACGGCGGTGCAGGTCACGCGCAGCCAGCGCGGTATAGGTGCGCGGCAGTCGGTCGACGTAGCGGAGGAACGCCGCGACTTGCGCCGGCTTGGTGATGGCCTGCGGCAAAGCGGCGCTGATGAAGTAGCACGCGGAGGGCGAGGCAGGCACCGGAGCGTTGTCCGGGTCAGCCAGCACCGCGGAGGGCAGCGGCAGCTCGGCGGCCAGCGCGGCGAACGCGGCGAACTTTACGGCGATCTCGCGGCCGATCGCCGCGGTCAGCGTGTCGGTGTCGCGCAGGCCAGCGGCGCAGAGCTCGCTCACGGTTTGCCAACTGCGGTAGTCCGCGAAGCGGACCGCGGCGTTGGCGTTGGGCTTCCAATTGTAGAGCGTCGAGCCGCTGGTCGAGCGGTGCCAGCCGATCACGAGCGGATCGAAACCAGCGTCAGCAGCATAGTCGCACCAGCCGCTGACCTCTTCGCTCCACGGAGCGAGTCGGGCAACGGTCTGATCGCGATCGTCGTCGTCGCTGGTCGAGATCGCGAAGGTCACGTCGAAGCGGCTGCGGAGCTGCTCGCTCAGGCTGGCGACGCCGGCGCGGTCCTGCGGGCGGTTCGTCGCGGCGACCACGACGACCGGCGAATTTTCGCGTTTGAGCTGGTCGATGATCGCGTTGATCGCACCCTGCACGTCGAGCGGCGCGCGGCCGATCTCGTCGATGAACCAGATTGCAGGCTCGCGGCACTCGACGATCGCCTTCAGCGCGGCGAGCGGCAGCACGCGGCTGACGCCAGCGGCAACGTCGGGGACGACGGCGCCAGCGGCGTCGAGTCGGTCCATCAGGTCAGCCGTGCGGCCATCGATGCCGTAAAAGAACTTCCAGCCGAGCAGCTTGGCGACCTGAAGGAAGCGGGCCGTCTTCGCCGTGCCCGGGGGGCCGACGAGGAGGATGCGCTTGCGGGCGTTGATCAGAGCGGCGAGGCGGCGGATGCTATGGGATTTCATACGACTAGGGGGTTGTTGGTTGACTCACTCTGCATTCCGCAATGGCGGGGTCCGGGCTTGTGACCGGCGCGCCCCGCGACGGCGGGGTGCGGCTGCATTTAATCAAGGGAGGGCTTCCACCTCCCGTTGCTTTGCGGCGTCCTCGGCTTTCGGCCTTTGGCTCGTGGTGAACTTGTTTAAGGTGCTGTCGAGGGCTGCGATGAGGCGGCCCCTTACACCGGTTGCCAGAGGTGTTGAGGGGGAGGGCCTCGCGGCGTTGCCGCTGTCGCCCTGCTACCGCTCAACCGCTGACGGAAACAGGTTTGGTGCAAGTCGCGCCGTTGTGCAAGCTCTAAAAACGAAATTCGTTTTGCCCTCCTCTGAAGGGGTGTCGCGAAGCGCCGACGTGACCGGTGGAGGACGGGAGGATTGGGGCCGATGCCGGGCTTTTTTTATTGGGTACTAATCAGAAAATACGGGGAAAAAGAGATAGAAGATTAACAGGGGGTAAATTTGGGGAGGGTTTTCCGTGCAGTACGTTAGGGAAAAAGTGCGGTAAGGGGCGCCGGCGCGCTTGCGGGACGACCGCCTCCCCCTCAACTGGAAGACGATGACGAAACCAATGCTTTTGGGGGGGTGGGTGGAGCGGCAGGAAACGCCGCCTTGGCTGGTGCATCTTAGCACGCCGCAGCGAAAGCGCGCTCGCCGGCTGGAGCGGGGCCTCTGCATAAGCTGCAACACGCCGCACGAGCGGGGCCGGACTACGTGCCGGCGCTGCGCGGACCGTCTGGCCGTGACCCAGCGGAAGCGGTACGAGATGAAGGACGCGGAGCACCGTGCGATGTACGGGATGAGCGAGTATAAGCTCAGGGCGATGGGGCGCTGGCATCCGGTCAGGCTGGCCCGGGCGGTGATCGGCTGATCTTATTGAGAACGGCTGAAACGTGTAAGTCGTTGATATTACGTGTAGTTCTCGGAATTATTGAGAAATCGCCGCAAAGGCCGTTTCCTTTGCGTTTAACGCGTTTTGAGGATCGGGGGATATCACGGTAGCCACTTTTTCGGGGCGCTTGTGCAAGGTGTTGAGCGACAGCGCGTTTCATCGTTTTCAATGAATATTCATTGGCCCGAGATCGTGCTTATAAATCGATTTAAACGCCTTTTTGAAATTTTCACGGTTCGGGATGAATATTCAGGTTGCTGGGGCTGGTTTTCCGCCGTTTTCTGGCGGGGTGAAGCTTCAAACCAAACTCGCCAAGGCGCCGTCGGTTGATTGGGTCGCCCTGCGCCGGGCGTTCGTCGAACGGCCCGAGCGGCCGCTTGTCGATGATCTGGCGAAGGAATTCGGCCTGTCGCCGGAACGCATTTATCGGGCGAGCCGCGACGAGGGCTGGCCGACGATGCGCGCCGCGCTCGCCGACGAGCGGCTGAAGCAGGCCGACGCCGCGATGGCGCTGGTGAACGCGGCGAAGACGGAGGGCGCGGTCACGCGCGCTTTCACCGACGCCGCGCTGGAGGTTGTGCAGCAGGTGAACACCGTGGTGCAGGACCTCGCCAAAAAGAAGGTCGCCGAGAACACCCGCGCGAACACGCTTAACACCTGCGCCTTCACCCTGAGCAACCTCGCCAACGCCCTCGCCCGGGTCGGCGTGGTCGGCCTGCCCAAGGCCCTGAAGGAGCAGGCCGGCGTCGACAGCGGCAACGGCCGCTGGAACCCGGCGATGCTCCAAGCCCTGAACGTGACGGTGCAGACGATCGTCGGCCAGCAGCCCCAGCAAGGGCCCACCGCTGGCCCCAGCGGGGCGATCGCCGCCCCGGCCGAGGCGGAGCAGCCCCTGCCGCTGGCGTCGCCTGCGCCGGCCGTCGAGCTGGAGCCGGTCCGCGCGCCCGCCGCCGACGTGATCTGATGGCGTTCGATGACGACCGTCACCGATCCGCCGCCCCCGACGGGGGGTCAGGGGATAACGGGTTGCCCGCAGCCCTGCCCGCTGCCCCCCGTAGGCAACGCCTCCGGTAGGCAACCGCCTGCTCCCCGTTGCCTACCGACCGACCGCCTGCCGTAGGCAACGCGCCGGTCTCGGTCGCGGAATCGAGGCCCCCACCACCCCCCCGCCCCGCCCCTGAAAATTAGTTTCCCCCGTCCGGATTCCGCTATCGTTTTTTACTATTCACGAAAAACGAAAATCGTTTTATCCGCTCAGGATTGTCTCAATTTTCTGCCGGATCTGAGACGTTACCCCGGCACGGCTCCAAAAGTACTGAACCGGCGAGACCAACGGTCGCAATTCGACCCGGTCACCAAAGTGCCAAATGTTGCGCTGACCCTCGCCTAACTTCCACTCAGGCTTCGTGTCGTAAAAAGGCCCCGGCGTCTCCAGCCGAGTAACGATCTGGTAGCGGTCAAAGTCGTACTCCAAAGCGAACGCCCCCAACGTGGGGAACTCAGCATAAGTTTGTGGAAACTCGTTTCTCTGGAGCAGCACGTACTGGGTGAACGGGTAGTGGTGGCGCTCCTCGATGTGGCGGCGCATCCGCCCGTAGAGATCAACGTGAAACACGCTGGGGTGCCGGACCATCGTCTCCCATTGCACGTTTAACCCCAGCGCGTACTCCGCGCAGTTCCTCCAAGAGTAACGTGCGTGGTACTCGCGGAAGTCCTCAAAATGCTCCCGCAAGAGGATGGGCTTCCCACCCTCCAGAAAGGTATCCAGCGAGAACGGCTCCTTAAAGAAGCAGTCCGAGTCGATATGGACGATCAGGTCCCTATCACGCGGGCACCACAAGTCTGCCTCACACTTGCAGACTTGGTGGTGGAGAAAACCCTTGGACTCCGACTCGTAGTACGACCGGAGCGTGCAACCGTGCCGGTCGGCCAGAGGCTTGAAGAGTTGCTCGTCCCGCGTGGGGACAACGATCGTGATGCCGGCAAAGCCCCGTCCGAATTTGGCAATCGACTGGAGCGTGTACGAGGTGAACTCGTAGTCGTTCCCGTACGTGACGAGGAAAATCTCGGCCTTCACACCAGACAAGCCGGATGCAGCACTTGAGCCTTATCAATCGGCAAGTGCGCGTTTTCCCGAAACGCGATGTGTGAGCCCATACAGTCACCCTTGGTGTAGCTGTGGGCTTTTACGAAATCGGTCACGACCCCATCGTCGTTGACGATTTCCCACCGGAGCAGCGTGTTGTCGGCCATCCCCACGATCACGGTAGCGGGCAACGCAAGCAGGTGAGCGCGGTCGATCAGGAATTCCAGTTTCTTGGCTGTCAGCAGAATGCTGGGCCAACGGAAACTTTCCAAGGTCTCGTTGCGGTTGCGGATGATGGTCAACTCCGCCAGATCGCCGTCCCGCGTGAACGACACGGCCAACGGACTGAGCGGGTCCGGGTCGATGTCGGTTTCAAAACCGTAAATGCACGCGTAAAACTCGGCCGTTTCGTCGCGACGGCGAATGGCCTCTTTCCCTTGTTCAGTCTGATAAGCGTAGACCATAATTAACAGTTCCAAGCCTTCCGGCTCCAGTAGTTCGCGCTCAACTTGCCCTCGCCGCCCTTGATGCCACCAGACCTCGCGCAGTACGACGACTTGCGCGCAGGCTGGTCCTTCTTGATCGACATCTTGGGGTCACCGTAGCGGACAAGTCGCACTTTGTTCCCCACCTTGGCCAACACGGCGGACTTTTTGGGCCCGCCCGGCGTGCGCTTCGGCTTGTTGTAGCCGGCGAAAACCATTCCCCGATATTTGATGCTCACGACAGGTTTGTGGATTCGATCACGTCCCCAGTCAATCTCCCGTAGACCTTCTGGCCGTCCCCGCGCACGATGACGTGAGTGCAGTTCGACTGGTAGCGTTTCATCAGGTCAATCCGCTCGTCGAGCATCAGGTTCCGCATATAGACGCCCTTGGCCGTCAGCGACAACGCCGCGTCCAGCAGGTCGGCGTCGCACGTCATCTTGGGGTCCAGCGTGTACTGTTTGCCTGAGGGGACGTTATTGATCATCCGGGCCTTTGGCCCGACAGCGCCCACTCGTAGCAGAGCAGGTAACCGTGGGCGTCGATGATGTTGTCGGGTTTGGGTGAGTGAACCTCGCGGCTCATTTTAAGCAGCACCATCATCAGGATCGCCTCCTGAGGAGTGATGTCGCGCTTCAGGATGGGATGCAGTAGCCCGCTCCACATCTTGGCGACCTTGGCGTAGTCCTCGGCCGGGTTGCCGTAACTTTCGTTACGGTCCCCCAGCACGAGGTTGATGGCGGTATCAGCGTGGTTCACGGCACAAGCCTCCGGTCGATGCCCCGTTTCTCCGCGAGCCACAACCGTTCCTCCCGGGTAAGGCCGATACGAAGTAGGCCGAGCCGATCAGACTGGGTGCGGATGAGGGTTGGTTCAACCCGCAGTTCCAACGCGATCGTTTTGTGCGGTCGCATCTCCAGCAGCATCTTGCAGATTTTGTCCCCTAACGGATGACGGAATTGGCTCACGGCAGGCACCTCCGGTCAATGCCGCGGGCGTCCGCGATCCGAATGCGCTCTTCCAACGTGAGCGATACACGCAGCAGACCGAGGCGTCGCATCTGGTTTCGGACCACGGCGCCGCCTACGCCCAGCTCGTTGCAGATGACCTTGGTCGGCTGCATCTCCATCAGCATCCGGCAAACTTCTTCACCCTTGGGGTGAATGGGATAGCTCATCGGATTGCCTCCTGACTCAACGCTCCCGAGCGCGTGCGCTGCGCGAGGAAGTGGTTGTAGCCCGCCGAGATGGCGCGGTACAGGTCGCCGTTGCTGACCCATTCGCCCTCTCGTTTGCGGCGGCGGACGGTGGTCGCTTGTTGCCATTTCTTGGTGCCGACTTTTTTCACGGTTGTGTCTTCCTCAGGATTTTTTGCTCTAGCTCCGCAAAACGTTGGATGCTCTCGGTGGACAACTTGTCGTGCCAAACAGTTGCCCATACCCGGGCAAGGGCGCACACCTCGACGGCTGCAACCCGCAGCGCGGTGTTCTCGCGTTCCAGTTCGCGGGCGTGCCTGATCCAAACTCCGTCCGCAACAAACTCACGCTTGGCGAGTTCATCTGTTTTGGGTGTGTCGCTCACGGCTGACCTCCCTTCAATGCCTCAAACAGGTTCTGGACTCGTTCTCCGTACTTACACTTTTTCTTATCTCGACGTAGGTTCATCGCGCCGGTGAAGCCCTTGTTCCAGATGGAGCCCATCAGGTAAGGCGTGGGCTCGATCCCCATCGTGTGCAGCTTGCGGGCGTAACGCTGAATCCGTTGGGCCGCGATAGCCTTGGCGGTAGCACGGATCTTGGCGTGACTGTAGGGCAGCTTGGTTTCTTCCCTCCAAGTGTTGGCGGTAAACTGGAGGCCCCCACCCGGGTACGACCAAGGAGTGTTCTCGGCCTGCTCGATGGCGGTGATCAACTTCTGAGTGTCAGGTTCGCCGGCCAGACCGACGAACATCGCGAGAATAGCGGTCTTCATACGACCTCCTTCACCTTTAGCCGGCGCTGTTTCTGAGCGAGACGGAAGGCGGTTGATACCGAGATGCCTCCGAGTCGGGTAGCCAGTTCCCGCAACTGGTGACCACCTTCTGCCAGCCATTGGCGGGTGACCTCCTCGTGGTTCTTGATCAGCCGTTCGGACGGGCGGCCCAAGGTCTTGCCCCGGTTCTTGGCTGCGGCCAGACCGGCCTTGGTGCGCTCGACGATCAGGCTGCGCTCAAACTCGGCCACGGCCGCCAGAACGTGCATCTGGAGCCGACCTGCCGGGTTAGACTTGGACGTATCGATACCCTGACCGGGGCAGACCAGCGCGACCCCGTGCTTGTCGAACTCGGCCACCAGTTGTGCGAAGTGCGACAGGGAACGGGCCAGCCGGTCCATCTTGACCACCACCACGGCGTCGAAGTGGTGCTGGCGGATTCGCGACATCATCAGGTCAAGTGACACCCGGCTCGACTTGGAGCCGGACACCACGTCGGTGAACTCGGCGGCGACTTCCCATCCACGGTTCTGGACGTACGAACGCAGCTCCTCTTGTTGA